GCCTTTAGATTGTTAATATTTTCATCATCTATTTCTGCTGGCTGCTGTACTGTTACCGAAGGGAATATCAAAACTTCTTCGCCTTGGAACTTATCTCGTATCGCAGGCGCAATTTCTGTTTCTTGTCCTGTTGTTGGATCTATATATCTATGTATGACTATTCCTGTTTTAGATCTAGCAATCCTTTGTCCTAAATCACTGTTTTCAGCAACTGTATATGTAACAATGTTTGGTGTAAAAATGTAGTTACCATTTTGTTTTTCAGGTGTATTAAAATATAACAAATCGCCTTTAAAAAATCCTATTAAATCAGATGGCACTGCTTTTTCATATTCGTCAAAAATGTCAGCCATATTACCTGCTAGTTGTCTATAACCTTCTGGATCATTTTGTGCGCCGGGCCGGGCCATAAACATTGCTGCCACATCTTTTGCTGACTTTGCTTTTCCGTCATATCCTTTGGCTCCAAATCCTGATTTGTCTGTGAGTATAAACTCTCCATTTTCATCGCGGCCAAAAATGATTGCGGGAGATCCGTCCCATTTAATAGTGACATTTGTGTGTTGACCTTTCTCTAAATTTAATAAACTATCCAATGCTCTAACAGCACCTTTAGATCCTTCCCAGAAAACAATATCTTCAGCATGCTGTATGCGAGCTTCTGCTTCATTTAACTGTATTTTTGATTCTACTAACTTTATTTCTCTATAACGCATTATGCTAGTCCTGTAACCTGTGCTCCTAGAGATGCAACACTTACACCGCCAAATGTGCTTATGTCATAGTCCCAATACCTATTTGGTCCTGTGTCAACATGAAGCACATTAGATCCAAAACCAAATCCACTAAAGCCAGCACGTCTTGCTGCCTGTACCAATCTTAGTTTATCGTTGTCACGCATACCACTAATATTTAGATCTAAAGCCCTTCCGTGGAAGTGCTGGCTTCCTGGTGTGTTTGTTTCTCTACTTGTACCTGCCCTGGCAATGGCATCATTTATCCCTACTTCTCTACCAAACAGTCTAACCATTTCTCTATAAGGTCCTGCTAGAGTTGCATCCATGTTAGCTTCTGCATCTCTAGACGTCATACGGCTTTGGCTACCGTCCAGGGTAAACAACGCACCGGAACTAGTTGGTCTTGTAAACTCGCTTGATGGACTATCTTGTCTTCCACCTCTAGGTCTATTTGATGATGAGTTACTACTGCCTCTAAACGGTCTAGCAGGTTGCAGCTCTCCTCTTCCTAATTTTTCAATAGCTTGTAAACTAGGTTCTCCAAATACATCACCACCACCTGGAATATTATAATCACTTTTGAAGGCAGCAACAGCCCTTGCAGTGTTAGATCCATACTTACCGTCTACTCCTGTTGGGCCTACATCATATCCCAGTACACTAAGGATGTGTTGTACTTGAGAAACTTGTTCTTTTTCCTCTTCTGGATATTCTCCAGCATTGTGTTTGCGTAACTCTTCAGATAAAGCTAGTGACTCGCATAGACTTTTTAGATAAAATAAGCTTTCATTTGTTCTGAATTCTTCAAATCTCATTTTATCCCTGCCAAGTCTTTAATTCTTGCTAGTTCGTTGTCTGCTTGACTTCTAAGTTCGGGAGGAACGCCTATGTCTTGGACCTGCGCATTTTGTGCAAAGCTATCTAATATCCTTTGAGTAAGTTCTTCAGGATAGTTCTTCTCCATTGCAAGTTTTAGACTTTCGTAACTGTTTAGATCTTTAACATTATCTAGTCCTAGTGCTTGTGCAACTTCGTTGCCGTCTGTGATTGGGTCGCCTATAACAGTATCAATATTTGCTTTTGTGTAGCCTTGGCCGTTTGCTTTAGGCTTAGGTTTTCTTTCTACACGTAGTAATCCGTTGTTGCCCCACTTCCATCTTGTCACAGAAACAGGACGTCCATCATCTATTGTTTCTTCAGACTTTTCTCTATCATAAAATGCAGCGATAGTTGAAATAAGAATATTTCTAAACACACCTTTGTATTGTGATTCTTCTCTACTGGGAGAATGGTAGTAAGTTCTTAACCAGTTAGGATCGCCGCCAGGCATAAAATCAACCTGTACTTTACCTGTGCGTGGGCCATGTTTTGGATCATTGCTTTTCTTTGTAGCATCATAGCCTACTATCATCACACTAGATAATATTAAACCACCTTTTGGTTCGTGAGCAATAATAACAGGAGAGGCAGCAACTTTTTGTTTAAGTTCTTCGAATTCTTGTGGACTGCGTATTTGTACAGCAACATCAATGTCGCCGGAAAATTCTTTCTTGCCTACGCTACCAAGCACCCAATTTTGAAGATCCATTCCTAAACTTTGTTCTAATCTAGCAAGGGTAGGTTTAATTTCGTCAATATGTATCGGGCCTACTCCAGGCATGTGTGGAATATCTGCTTCGAAGAATTTAGTCATTATTTCTACTCTCTATAACTTTGGTCATGCCTCGTTTAAATTTACGAGGGTCGCCGCTCTTGATACTGTTTAAAAAACGTCTTTCTAACTCACTTGCTGTAGTATCGTCGTAAGTTGCCTGGATTCTGTTTAGTAGATTAATTGCACTTTCGATTATATTATCAGCAGAAGATTGTATCATTCTGTCAGGATCTCTATTTAGGTTTAAACTATTAAGTTCTTGCAAAATACTTCTAGTACGTTTTTTCATTATCCTACTCCGTAATGTATTTAGCGTTAGAATAAATATGAGTAGCACACTTGAGGGAGGGTGAAAATGTCTATATCAGATATGAATTTCAAACAAAAATCCTTATTATTTGCAAAATTAGCTTCGATTGCGTATTGTAACGAAAAAGATGCGAAAAGTCAAGCAAAAAAATTAGGATTTACAACAACAGAATTTTATAATAGGGATGGTGCACAGGCATATCGTTTTATGAACAAAGATGATATCGTCATTGCTTGTAGAGGAACACAGCCAAGCGAGTTTAACGATATTAAAGCAGATCTCAAAGCAATGCCTGTAATGGCTGAAACTGTTAGCAGGGTCCACAGAGGTTTTAAAGCAGAAGTAGACGAACTTTGGCCAATGGTCGAAGAAGATATTCTTCGCAAAGCAAATATAAACAAAACACTTTGGTTTTGTGGACACAGTTTAGGAGCAGCTATGGCTACTATAATGGCAAGTCGTTGTAAACACAACGTCGATCTTAGCGATCCTATTGAACTCTATACTTTTGGTTCTCCAAGAGTAGGATGGAGAGCTTATTGTAAAAGTTTAAACGTAGAACATCATCGTTGGGTCAATAATAACGATATTGTTACACGGGTTCCACTAGCAGCTATGGGTTATGTACATCATGGCACAGAACATTATATGAATGCTTACGGTAACGTTCGTAAGATGACAGCATGGCAGCGTGTAAAAGATCGCTGGCGTGGTATGTGGATAGGGATCAAAAAAGGTTCTATAGACAACTTTTCAGATCACAGCATGGTAAACTACGTTGCTAATCTTGAGAAGTGGAACGACGAATAGTGCTATTGTAAGCGTCAGCTTCTTCTAACAGGGTAAGTCTAGCATTATAGGCTTGCCCTGATTTTATAACTGCACGAACGTCTTTAGGAAAACAATGTCCACCGTAGCCTCGCGCATTTGTAACACCTGTGTGACTACCCCCAATACGCTCGTCTGCACTGATAACGTTTGCTACTGCTTCATAGTCTAGCCCATGTGCATGTGCATAATCGTATACCTGGTTAAAGAAGCTTACTTTGAGTGCGAGGAAACTGTTACGTAATACCTTTGCGGCTACTAGGTCTTCAGGGTTTTCAATACGAATGTTTATAGGACCTAAAGCACGTAAGAAAAAGTCACTCCAAAAGTTGCAACTGTCTCCACCGAAGTAATGTTCTTTGTTTTCTAATGCATCTTTTTGCCAGTGTGCCGCTCGTAAAAACTCTGGAGAAAACGTTAAGTCGCGTCCTAGGTCTGCAAGCATACGCCAACCTTCTACTGAGATTGTGCTTTTAATTAGAATAGGAACATCTCCTACACTATCAATAACATTAAACACATTTTTCATTTCACATGAGCCGTCTGCTCTTGACGGAGTGCTAACACAAACAATCACAGCATCAGCATGACGCAAGTCACCGTAGTGTCCCTTGTCAGGATCACTAACAATAATATCGTGATAGTCTTTAAAGATAAGTTCTTGGGCTTTACCTACAAAGCCGTAACCTGCTATTCCTAGTTTCATTTTTTACCTAATGCTCTCAACATCATTTCTTGATCGTGTTTCTTTAGATATTCTTCTTCTGTGTCGCCGTAGGTTGAACACTTGTCCAGTTCCTGTTGCACAAAGAAAAGCAGTTCGTACAGTTCTCTTTTGCATCCCCAGGTATTAAAGCCGTCCATCCTCGGATCAGTTGCAGCCCAAGTTATCCTGCCTACTGTTCTGCAGATATCTTTTATGTCCCAATCTTTTATCATATTAATATGTAGTTAGGCAGGGTCGTCGTTCCCTGCCTTTCCGAGCTATAGTCCGTAACCGTTAGGAACAATGATCCAATGTATTGCTAGGACCAGTGCTACTGATGCACCTAAGCCTACCATCATCTTACCAAAGTCTTTTGCTACTAGCGGAAACACACTTTTAGTTTTCTTCTTGCCTGAGAACTGTGCAATAGCAAGTTCGCGTCCTGCAAGTAAACCTACAAACACCCAAGTTGTACTCATTGGAATGTCGTTTAGTTCTTTGAAGAAATAAAGTGTTAGCCAATAGAACAAGTCAATCAGTGTAGCACTTCTTACATAACGAGTGTTGTGTTTTTCAAGAACAATTTTTTGTATCTTACCACCGTTCTCTCTAAACATAAAGAACAAGCCTGCGACAAATACTACTGAAATAAACAGCATCAAGTCTATGCTAAGTTCTCTTGGAAGGAACACTGCGATGTTTGCCATATCGTGGCTCAACCAAGTCCACCATAAGCCTGCGGTTGCCACCCATTGTGCTACTCGCCAATACGATTTATGTTCTTCCCGCACAGGCTTTGCTTCGTCTAGCCATTTGCTAACAAAGTACCAAACTCCGTAAGCAAAAAGTGCCGCGATGCCGTAGCCCATAATAGATTTCATCAGCATCTTTTCTAATACAAAGGTGCTTGCGAAAGCACTAAGCACTAGGAACGATGTTGATACAGGCACACCTACCCTAGTTAGTATAACAAGTATAAGTGGTGCCATTGCGTGATACCATTGCACTTCTACAAACGGAATACGATTTAACCGTCCGTATGAAATGTCACCATAGACAAAGTAGCCATACCACAATGCCCATAATAAAACCGCACTAGCGGCGGCCCAAAGTATTTTATAGTTGAATCTCTCATTGTTTGATGCAATCCAAGTACCGAGAGTTTGTACTGAATCGTTTGCTATAACCGCATATGCGGCAAGCAGGAACCCAAGCAGGCTCCATAGAGTGAATGCGTCCATTTTTTATCTCCTCGCTTGACGGCTTTACCCCGTCGCTCACTATTAAGACCGAGCTCGACGTTGCTCGGCAATTCTATTTATATTAGCACCTGCTTATTTGTGTGTCAACCTAAAGTTGGCGTACCCATGCAAAAATAGCAACACAGTCTTGCTAAAAAAACAGTTGATTTTTATGTTGCACTGCATTATACTATGATAAATAGTTAGGAATAGGACAGTATGACTGCACTATTTCATTCCTAGAGCGTCTTCAGCTCAGAAAAAATGAAGGGCATATCCCATGCCATACAAGAGGTAGCGCCGGGAGAGACCGGGGTTGTAATACCTACAATTACACATACACATATACACAAAAGGAGAATGCAGATGACTGCACTAATAATGACGGCCAAAACAATTGGCCTACACTCAGTTGCGGAGTGGTTCAAAAGAACAAACGCAAAACTTAAAGCAAGACACCTTGCAAATCAAACTGTAAAAGAACTATCAAGACTTGGCGATCGTGAACTAAACGATATGGGGCTTTCACGTTGCGACATTCATTACATTGCTGAAAAGCATTATGAAGAAATGGTATCCAAGGCAGCTCTAAAGGGGTGGATGTAATGACTGCAATAACTCACACAAGTTTTTATAACATCACATGTAAAGTTTGCACTGTACTAAGAAAAGCACTTGTTGCATTTTTTAACGGTGTTATCGCACTAGGCGAATCAGCTGGTAGAGCAAGAGCCGCTCGCGAACTTGCTAACATGGGACGCCACGAAGAAGCAAAAACCCTAATGCTAAGAAAGGACAAAGAAAATGTATAGTTGGAAAGACCTAATTAAAACAACCTTTGTCTTTTTAGGTATGATGGCTTTCCTAGCAGGGTTCTTAACCCTAAACGGATTGCACTACGCCGGAGCTCTTTAAGTGAGCGGCCAGCGGCGCTGGTTAAAATGGTGGGCAAGAACTGTTGGTATGCCAATTGGTCTTACTGACGACGACAAACCAGAGTTCTTGCCTATAACCCAAAAAGATGTAAAGCGAGCTTTATGGGCTCGAACCTTTTGGATAGCCTTGCACATAATTACATGTATAATGATTATTGCGGGCAACAGCAAATCTCTAGGATTATTTTAATGGCGGTTAAATAAAAGTGACAGAGAATCCAAACGGATTACTCTGCCACCTATGAGGGTGTTATGTTGTTTTCTTACTTGCGATTGTAGATATGATATAACACCCAAACAGCTACTAGTCCAACAAGACCCTGTGCAGATAACGCGGTTATCATTCCAGTAATATTGCCTACTACGCTGATGTTTGGCCAGAACGGGATGTTCTGTCCGTTGAAAAGCACTTCAAGCACAATGCCTAGAGCAATAAGTGATACACCTACTTCTGCTAGAGCTGCGGCCCAAGACTTTACTTTGTTTAAGATTTCCATGTTGGAACTCCTTTCCTTTTTTTACTAACCAATTGGTCAGTGTATTATTTAAGACCATGGAAAACCAAAGTTAAACTAGCACATTTGGTCTAAGGCGTCTAAAATGGCGAAAAAAAGATTGACAAATACTAAATAATACGTTACATTAGTAACACTACACACATACACACAAGGAGAATATTATGAGCGTAGAAACAAAATATGGCGAAGCCATTTATAAGCAAACCCAAGAAGTTGCGGAAATGTTTAAGGCGGCAATGCCAAAAATCACAACCAACAAAAATGGATATGAAATCCGTACCAAAGTGCTAGAAATGGCACAAAACAATGTATGGCAAGACTACCATGCTAAGTGGGGTGCATACGAAACTTCAGTTAATAAAGAAAATGATGAAGTTGTTATGAAAGTTACATTACCTGAGGTACCAGGTACTGATGCTGTACTAGAAGCGGCTGAAAAGTTTTACAATTTTGTAAACGGTAAGCCAGCTAAATAATATAATAATAGCAAGTACATTTAGGGCATAGCCCTGAAATAATAAGTAATTTTACAAGCAGCCCCGAGTTAGGAAACTAGCTCGGGGTTAATCTTTTATAGTAAGTCTGTTATTGGTGCTTCTGGATCGTTCTCAACAAGCAAGATATCAAAAGCGGCTGTGACTCTAGCATTGTTACTTCTAACTGTAGCTCTTACATCAATATCGCTTTTCTCTGGTATTGGTGGTGGAAAGGCAAACTCGTAATCATATTGTGATCCGCCACCAACTTCAAAAGTATGTCCAACACGGAAGGTTGTGCCTACGCTATTTCTGCGAACA